GTTCACGGCCCACTCCCTCAGCTCCTCGGCGTAGCGGCGCCTGGTCTTCTTCCCCCTCTTGGGCGCCCGACACTGGTTGGAGTGCTTGACCTCGATCATCTTGACCTGCTCCCCCCTCGGCTTCACCAGGAAGTCCGGGAAGTACCTGTGCGTCTGCCCGTCGACCGGCGACCTGTACCTGACGATAGTCTCCTCAGACGTCCACCACTCGACCCTGTCGTCCTTGTCCAGCGCCAGCATCATCTTGAGCTCGAGGAACGAGCGGTAGATGATGCACCGCACGTCGCCCCTGTACTTCTCAGGGTGCTTAGGCACGAACAGTCCCTTCCAGCTTGAGTGATAAGCCACCGTGCTCGCTATAAATATGCAGTCCTCAGCGATATTTACTTGGAGCACGAGTGCCGATAGTCACGAGCGCCACGCCGACAAACCTGGCCCCGGCCAGCTCGCCGGAGAGCGCCGCGGCCTCGATCGCTTCGTCGTCCTCGTCGGTCCTCGCGTCGGCGGCCGGCGCCGGTTCGGCCGGCCTTACCTTCCCGAGCGACCTCGGCAACTACGGGTACTGGATGACGCTGGGATTCCAGGCATACCAGGTGCCGGCTTTCTACACCAACAACCCCGGCGGCGCCGTAACGAGTCCCCTCGGCAGCGTGAGGCTGCCCCTGCCCAACTACATGGTCGACAGCCAGCTCGTCGTGTACGACCAGGAGGCCCTGTCCCTCGCGCTCGGCGCGGGTCTCTCGGCCATCAAGAACGGCGGGGGCGTCTCCGGTGCGGCCGGAGCAGCGGTAACCGGCCTGGTCACCCAGGGCGCGCAGACGCTGGGCAGGACCGCGGCCGCGGCTCTCGGCCAGAGCGCCAACGCGCCCGAGGCGGCCCTGCAGGCGACTGGCTACACGATCAACCCGTTCATGACAGTCATGTTCAAGACGCCGGCCTACAAGAAGCACTCCCTCAGCTGGAAGCTGTCCCCGAAGAACGCGCAGGAGTCGCAGACTCTCAACTCGATCATAGCGTTCCTGAAGATGAACCAGCTGCCCAACCTGGCCTACGGGGGCGTGCTGCTGTCCTACCCGAACATCGTTAACATAAGCGTCAGCAACGCTCCGACGTCCTACTTCACGTACCTGTTCAAGAGCGCGGTCATCGAGACCTGCGCGGTCAACTACACGCCGGCCGGTCAGCCGAGCTTCTTCACTCAGACGCAGGCTCCCGGCGAGGTCGAGATCGCGCTTTCGATCCTGGAGATCGAGTTCTGGCTGCAGCCCGACTTCAACGGCGGCCAGGTCGCTGCGAACCCGATCCCGATCTCGGCCGGCACGAGCGCGATCGTCGGGGCGCCGTTCGCGCCGTCGTTCGACAACAGCTTTAACCCGGCGACCGCAGCGATAAACACCCAGCAATGACCGCCTCGTTCTTCGCCCAGTTCCCCCAGGTCACGTACGCCAACAACACGGTGGTAGACATCACCGAGCGCGTCGTCGTGAGGAACGGGCTCGTTAAGAACCCCTACGTCTACTACCCGATGTCGCTGGTCCCGTACGCGAGGCCCGACCAGGTCGCCTACACCGCGTGGGGCAACCCCTACCTCAGCTGGATACTCTACCTCACCAACAACATCATCGACCCCTACTACGACTGGTACCTGCCGCCGGACGAGTTCGACAGCTTCATCTCCCTGAAGTACGGGTCGATCGCCAACGCGATGAACACGATCGCGTTCTACGTCAACAACTGGCCGGACCAGACCGACATAACGCCGGCCGCGTTTGAGGCTCTGACGGCCAACCAGCAGCCGTTCTGGGCGCCGAACTACGGGTACTACAACACCCCGATCTCCTATTCGCGCCTGCAGGCGGACTGGTACGCGTCGACCAACTACGTGCTTGGGTACACCATCAGCGGCAACACGGTCCCGTTTCAGTTCAACGAGCCGCTCTTCATCTCCCTGACGCCCGGGACGAGCGGAGCCGCGCAGTTCAAGCAGGGCAACTCGACGCAGATATTCGTCCAACACATCTCCGGCGACGCTTTCCCCGACGCTAACAACGGCGTCGTTCTTCCCGGCCAGCTGGGCGAGTCGTTCGCGATAGGCGTCAACTCCCTCGGGAGCGGAAACGCCTACGTCTACGGCACGAGCAGCGGCGCAAATGCGGTCGTGACGAGCTGTAAGTTTCTGTCCAACAACATCAACGAGGACCTCGTCGACTACTACTCCCCGGTCTACTACTACGACCTAGAGAGCGAGCTGAACTCCGGCAACCGCTTCATCAACGTGCTGAACCCGCAGTACCAGCCGGAGTTCACGCGCGTGGTCACCGGCCTCCTGCAGTCGACTAACGTCGCGGTGATACCCGCCGGATGACAACCGCCACGGTCGGCGACTGCGTCGTCAGCTACCTCTACGTCAACTCACCCAGGGCCGGCTCGTGGAACGCCACGGCCAACTTCCTCTCGTGCGCGATCGTCGAGGAGATCTTCACGCCCGGCGTGACGGCCGAGATCGAGGTGATTGACTACCTCGACTACATCGGCACCTGGCAGCTCGGCGGGGACGAGACAGTGCTGATAAGCCTGCTGAGGCCGATCGACGGGAAGGTCCTGTCGTACACGTTCCTGCTCAACAACGTCGTCGAGATCGACAACGCCGGCGCGCTGCACGCGAAGGTCTACAAGCTGGTCTGCGTCTCGCTCGAGACCCTGCGCGGGCAGGGCGTGTACGTGCAGCAGGCCTTCAACACGACGATCGACCAGATCGTGCAGCAGCTCTGGGGCAGCGTCCAGTCGACCTACTCGATCGCGACAGAAACGACGCAGGGGCAGAGGAACTTCAACATCCAGAGCGAGCCGGTCTTCCACGTGATCGAGATGCTCAGGAAGGAGGCGATCTCCAGCCAGTTCCCAACGTCCAACTACATGTTCTTCCAGAACTCGCAGGGCTTCAACTTCAAGTCGATGGACTACATGGCCAGCCAGGGCGTCGTCAAGACGTTCCAGCAGACCAACACACTGGGGTACAACATCCTCAGCTTCCCGCAGCTGGACACCAACCTCATCACCTGGAAAGTTAATCAGATGCACGACGCGATGAGCCGGGTCAAGGCCGGCGTCGTCAACCAGCTGGTCTCGACCTTTAACGTCTACACCAACGACTTCACGACGAAGACGTTCAGCCAGGTCGCAGGGAGCAGCGAGATGGGCTCGTTCGTGCCGACGACGATGCCGACGTTCTGGGCCCTGTTCTCCGACTGCTTCAGGAACGTGATCAGGTACGTCAACCCCAACCAGAACCTAAATATCGGCCCGAGCAACGTGCCTGACAACCTCATGAACAAGATGGTGAACCTCGCGCAGTGGATGGAGCAGCAGCTCTACTGCACCGTGATAGGCGACCCGACCCTGGTCGCCGGCGCCGTGATAAATTGCAACGTCCCGCAGGTGACGGCTCAGTCGCCGCCCCCCAACGGGACCGACGTGCAGGCCGCCGGCAAGTGGCTGATCTCTAAGATCGAGCACAACGTCAGGAGGCCAGACGTCAAGCCGCGCTGGGTCTGCAGCCTGGAGTGCCTGAAGGGAGCGTTCAACCAGTGACGGTACAAGCCCTAGGACAGACCTCACACTTCTTCACCGGCGAGGTAAGGGACATCCGCGACCCCGACAAGCAGGGGAAGGTGAAGATCCACATCCACGGGCACAGCAACCAGCAGAGCCCGCCGACCGACGACTCCGATCTGCACTGGTGCCACACCGTGATGAACAACAGCCCGTCGCAGAACGGCATCGGCAAGACGACCCACTACCTCCCCGGGACGACGATATTCGGGATGTGGCTGGACCCGTTGACCAAGCAGATCCCGATCATCATGGGGTCGCTGCACAAGGCCGGCATCGTGCAGGGCGGGACGCAGGGGGACATCGAGCCGGCGGGCGGCATCGACACCACCTACAGGTCGCCCCCCGGCGGGCCGAAGGGACAGGCCCTGGACCCGTCCGTGCTGGCCAACGTGACCAAGATCACGCAGGCCCTGCTCTGGAGCAAGTCGACGTTCGACTGGGGCTACTCCCAGATCGGAAACCAGCAGAACCAGGGCGCGCAGGGTTCACAGGACAACGCCCAGGTTAGGGCGAAGAACACGAAGGCTCAGGCGAACCCGCAGTGGCTGCAGCCCAACAACGCGACCGTCGCTTCGGCCAGCCCGATGAACATCCTGCTGGCGATCCAGTCGGTCGACCCACAGAACAACTCCGGCCCGATACCGAAGTCACTGACGGCTATGATCCAGCTGAACCAGCTCGCGTCGGCGACGTCGGTCGGCGGAGCGATGGCGGCCGCGTCCGGGGCGCTGGGCAGCGCGCTGCAGACCGTGTCGAGCGCGGTCGGCGTAGTCAAGGCGCTGGGAGCAGTCAGCGCGATGTCGTCCGGCGTCTCTAACTCGACGGTCTCGACCGTGATAAACCAGGCGACGACGGGCCTCCTCACGAACACCGGCGTCGGGGTGTTCTCCAACACCTACGTGCAGGAAGCGGCCGGGCTGTCGTCGGCGTTCAGCAGCATCGCCAGCGGGGACCCGATCAGCGTCATGACCGCCCAGACCGGCCTCTCCCAGATTATCGCTTCTACGCCGGTCGGCAACTCGTTCAGCACCAGGCTGGTTATCGACGGGGTGCCGATCAATCAGACCATCACGGTCAACCAGGGCGGGCCCCCCGCCACGCCGAACGTGCCCATTTACACCGGCAACGAGATGATCGACATCGCGACGGGCGCGGCCGAGCAGACGGCCAACACGATCCTGTCGTCGATCGGCAGCGGCAACACCGCGTCCATGATCGGCATGGTCGAGGCCCTGATCAACAGCATCCAGGCGCAGGGCAAGCAGGCCACGACCGGCTCCAGCAGCTCCAACATCCTCCAGAACATGTTCTCGATCATCCCGCAGATCGCCCCGACGATCCTCAACATGGTGACCGAGCTGACGAACAGCTTGAACAACCCGACCAACATAAATACGCTGCAGCAGGACGCAGCGATGGCCCTAAGCATAGCTAAGCAAGCGTGGAACATCTCTCACATGTTCGATGGCACGGAGGCTGAGCAAGCCGCTGGGGTCGCGATATCCCACGCCCAGTCAATCTCGCAGCTCGCGACGGGCACCACGCAGACGCTCTCGACGGCGCTGACGACGATAACAAGCACGGTGGCAAGCTCTTGAGCTCAAGGTCTAGCAACAACAGTTCGAACGTCACCACGATCGTGCTGGTGGGTCCCCAGGGCCCGCCGGGCCCGCGCGGCCCGGCCGGAGGTCCCCCGGGACCGCAGGGCCCAGTGGGACCGGCCGGGCCGCAGGGTCCCGCCGGCCCGCAGGGAAAGCAGGGCCAGCAGGGGCCGCAGGGCGCGAACGGCGCCGCCGGGCCGCCCGGGCCGACCGGACCGCAGGGCCCAGCCGGCGCGACGGGAGCCACGGGTGCGACCGGCGCCACGGGCGCGACCGGCGCGACCGGACCTGCCGCTTCGCCGGGCGGCGCCAACACCGACATCCAGTTCTACGACACCGGCGCGGTCCTCAACGGCACGGCCGGATTCACGTTCACGAAGGCCACGAACACCGTCGCCGTCGGCAACACCGTGACGATCGGCACCGGCTTCACCGCCAACTCGACGCTGGTCAACGCCGCCGCGCTCAACGTCGTCGGCCAGACCAACACCGCTACCGCATACGTCTCCGCATCCCTGAACGTCGGCACGGGCTTCACCACCAACTCGACGGTGACCAACGCCTCGGTCTTGAACGTCGTTGGCCAGGCGAACGTCGCGACCCTGTTCGTCACCACGAGCGCCAACGTCGGGACCGCGTTCACCGCTAACTCGACGGTGACCAACGTCGTGGCCCTGAAGGTCGGCAACTCGACGTCGCAGATCGTCGTTAACTCTCTCGCCGTCACGCTCGGCGGCGTGCACATCGTCGCCAACGGCACGAACACCTCGGGACAGGTCCTGCACTCCGGCGGCGGGACCGCGAACGACTACTGGGGAGCAGTCTCCGGCGCCCCCGGGGGAGCCAACACCGACATCCAGTTCTACGACACCGGCGGGGTGCTGAACGGCACCGCCGGCTTCACGTTCAACAAGACGACAAACGTCGTCACCGTCGCCAACACGCTCGGCGCCGCTGTCATCTCGGTCAACACGATAGTAGCCAACGGAACCAACACCGCCGGGTACGTCCTGATCTCCGGGGGAGGAGTGACGAACGACTACTGGGGCGCGTACACTGGAGGAAACGGCGTGGGCCTGATAATGGATAGCTTCCCGTTCGGCATCGAGTACCCGCTCAACGGGCAGGGCGTGGACTACTACGTCCAGGTCTCGTCGCCGGTGACGATCACCGGCTACCACGTTTCGGTCAGCCTCGGGCACGGCAACACGTCCGGCCCGCTGATGACGACCAACGCGGCGACCAACACCACCTCGAACTCCAACATCCTTCACTTCGCGACGGACCCGTACTCGAGCGGCGTCGCGATCGGCCAGCCGGTCTACGGGCTGAACGTTCCGGTCGGCTCGGTCGTCCTGGCGATCGACACGTCCGGCAACAACGTCACGATATCGCAGGCGGTCACGACCAACGTCGCGACGAGCTCGACGATCTACTTCGGGCCGATCGGGACCTACGTCGCGGTGTACGCCGCGGCCTACGTGACGAACGCGACGCCGACGTTCACCGGCGGCAACCTCGGCACCGTCAGCGGCCCGTTCCCGAACACCTCTAACTTCGGCGCCGCGAACACCTACAACCCCGGCAGCGCGGCGGCCGTCGGAACACAGGTGTTCGGCGGGGGGTACACCGGCGCGATCTTCATGAAGAATGTCAAGGTCAACGCCCCGAGCTCGATCGACAGGGACTTCATGGTGACCGGGCTATGCGTGAACGTCGCCGCCGGCCAGTACGTGGTGTTCCACATGGACCAGCAGTCCTTCATCGCCAACGGCTCT